ATATCAAGTTTGGAAGTGTCTTCTCGAAGAAAACGTTTAAGAAAAAATTCCTGCAGAAACGGCACGTGACGGAATTCGTAAGCGGCGGAGAGTGCTTTCCCCGCCATGTATTGCGAATCTGTCAATGCTTCGTTCTGAGTGGCCCGCACGTTAAAACGGGCCAAAGCTTTACCAAGCAATGGAACCAGAAACCCTCCGCGCGCGCCATGGGCAAATACGCGGCGGGATAGGAATGTGGCTTGACCATTGAACTTGATCGTCTTTGCTTTGAGTTTCATCTTAAATTTACATACTGTCTGCATCCACATAGCGACACAGAAGAATGCCAATACCCTGGCCAGTATGTCATCTCCGAGAACCGCGGCGCGAGCGCGTTTTATCCGTTGACGCCGACAGGCGACAGCGAACATGGTGAAATTGTAAGTAGTGTTGCGCGCAGTGGTGATTGTTGTTCCGGTCGGGAGCTGATTCTCAATGATTGCACTTAGCCCGTGCTCCCTAGATCGCACCCTAAATTGGCGGTGTGCGGTTAAGAGTGTGCGTAACCATTGAGGCATGGCCAATTTTTCGCACCACCAGTCGAATATGGTGGTGACGCCTGATCGCTGTTCCCGATCATTGGCTGAAAAGTCTCCCTCTACTGTCTTGGGCAATTCTGGTTGGTCCAGAAACTGCACTATTTCCACATCATCAGTCTTGTAGGCCATCTTAACATGGACTGGACCGACGAGATGTGAATCAGTTCCGTCTCCTTTGTCACGCAGCAGCTCAGTCAACCTTTCCATGAAAACCATCATGGCGGGCCCAGTGGCCGCGTTGAATGAATCGCTCCCCACGTAGATAATGCGGGGTGCCCAATTTGGGTCGTTACGCTTCAAAAGTGACTCAACCTTGACGGTGAGGTCTTTCGTCCCTAGCTCACTGGTCGAGAACTTGTGTATGTTTTCTCTCCCAGCGAGCATGAGTTTTTGTTTTTCCGGGGTGAACTTATTTAACCACTTGTTAAAATCTACGTCGTTGGAATCCCACGGTTCGAAGAGGTCTGGAAGTGC